TCCGCCTGTGTATGGTCAAGTATTTGTTTCAATGAAACCAGCAGGTTCATACAATCTAACAACAACACAAAAACAAAGAATCATTTCAGAGGTTCTTAAACCTGTTAGTGTAATGACAGTATCACCATCTATTGTTGATCCCGACTACACATACATTAAAATTACTTCAAATGTATATTATGATCCATCAAAAACAAATTTATCACCAACACAATTACAATCGGGTATCATTAATGCGATTCAACGATTTGGTGCAAACACATTAAACACATTCAACTCAACATTTAATCAGTATGACTTGTTGAGTATTGTTCAGAATTATGATCCATCAATTATTACAAATGAAGCACAAGTTCAGGTACAGAAAAAGTTTTTACCAAACTTAAATACTTCAACATCATATCAATTGTATTTTGGTGTTCCTCTTGCAAGAGGAAGTTTATTAAGTGGTATTTCAAGCAATCCATCAATGCAATTCATTAATGTTAATGATACTGCAAATAACATCCAAGGTGTATTCTTACAAGAAGTTCCAGTTTCAACAAGTAGCGTTGATTCAATTACAGTATTGAATCCTGGATTTGGTTATCAATCAACACCAACAGTTACGATATATGGTGATGGTACTGGCGCAACAGCACATGCGGTTCTTGTGCAAGGAGCAATCACAAAAATTGTTGTAGATACACCCGGTTCAGGTTATACAGCCGCACTAGCGGTTATCACACCTCAGACAGGAGATACTACAGGTACGAACGGATATGCAGTTGTGAATCTTTTAGGTGAGTATGGTACAATAGAATCATATTACAATAAATTTGATACAACAATCAACAGCACAGTTAAAACTGTTCTAAAAAATAATGTTGGACAAATTGACTATAAAAATGGTTTAATTACACTTAATCAGTTTAATCCAGTTTCAATTGACAATTTGTTAGGTCAGTTAACTATCACAGCAAACCCAACAACAACAATTTTTTCATCATCGTATAATAGAATCATTACACTCGATCCATTCGACCCAAGCGCAATTACAGTAAACATTATACCAAAAAATAATTCATGATACCTAACGACCAAAAGACATCATTACTGGTTCCGTTTCAACTTCCTGAGTACATCAGGGATGAACCGGACTACGCCAATTTTGTTCTGTTCTTGCAGGCGTACTATCAATGGATGGAACAAAATAATGGTGTAACAGACTTAACAAAAAATATTTTAACGTATCAAGATATTGATACAACAACTCAACAGTTTTTACAGTATTTTTATCAAGACTTACTTCCATACTTTCCGACAGATATTGTTTCGGATCCAATTAAAGTTGCAAAATTCTCAAGAGAACTATACCAAACAAAAGGTACAGAAGCATCATACAAATTTTTGTTTAAAGTTTTATATGGTACCGATGTAGACTTTTTCTATACTAAGGATGCAGTATTGAAAGCATCTGGTGGTAAATGGTATGCACCAACAAGTCTTAAACTATCCACAGATGTATTATACATTAATTCTGTAACATATAACAATACATCAATCACTCTAACAACATTTGTACCACACAATTTACAATCAAACTCAGCAATTGTTGTTTCGGGTTTAACTTCAACTACAAATCCACCAAATGGTAATTGGAATGTAAATCAAGTATTAACAGAATACACATTCACATATAATGTTGGTCTTGCACCAACAGATAATGTTGTAACTAGTAACACAGCATCAATTTATATTCCAAATGGAACAATTGATAAAAACTTTTTGCATGTAAATAATTTTAGAATTTTTGGTGAAACATCAAAATCAATTGCAACAATTGAAAATGCAATCATTGCAGGAAATAAAGTTGAAGTTTTTATTTCAAACATCGAACGTTTATTCCAATCTGGTGAATACGTTCGTGTTGTAGATACAAACAATCAAGATGTTCTTTTTAATGGTCAATCATTAAGAGCAAAAATTGTTGGTCAAATTGGTCAAATTTTTGTTGATCCTCAAAACAGAGGTAAGTATTATAGAACAGGTGATCCAGTTATTGTATATGGTGGATTAAATTCATCAACAGGTCATGGTGCAGTAGCAACAATTGGTGATGTTACTCCAGGTTCTATTCAATCGATTAATGTTAACAATCAAGGATATGGATATAACATATCCAACTCCATTATTCAAATCACAAATGGTGGTGGAGCAACAGCACACGTTGCTACAGTTAATTTAACTGATACAGCAAACACAATGGTTGCAACCTTTCCTACAGATTCAATTTCCCGTATTGCAAATTCAAATGTAGCGATAGGTAATACAACAATCAATAGTCCATATGGATTTCTTGGAAATACAAACGCAACATATACATCAACATTAGCAAACGCATTTACTTTTGCATCAATTACAACCTATCCACTTTCATCAGTTGTTGTTGATGGTGGTGGTTCTAATATTATTATTACCCCATCAGTTTTAGCGGAAACAGTATATACAACAGATGCAGAAACAGTATATCAAAATACAGCGTTTCAAGGTAACTTATCAAGTCTTGGTATTCTTGCACCAATTCAAATTGCAAATACAGGTTCAGGTTATGCAGTCAATGATTATGTACATTTTGACCAAGGTACTGGTGTTGGTGCATATGCAAACGTTTCTCTCGTATCGGGTACTGGTGCAATTTTATCGATTCAATATGTAGGTAAACCAGGTGCACCTAACACATATCCTTTAGGTGGTATTGGATATGGATATGGACCACCACCAGTTGCAAGAGTTGTTTCTGCAACTGGTACTGGTGCGATTATTAGTGTCCCAGGTATTCTTGGTGCAGAAGCCACATTTAGTGTTACTACAGATAGAACGGGTGCAATTACAACAGTTAACGTTAGTGATTATGGTGAAGACTACATTGCGGCACCTAAAATATCATTAGATGTACAAGATGTATTGGTAAGTAACCTCGTATCTATTAGTTCTGGTCCAGCAAAAGGCGACACAGTATATCAATATTCAAATGGAACAGTTGTATATACAGGTACAGTAGATTCTTCATATCTTGTTCAAGCATCATCACCAGCAAACACATCATACTATGCGATTCGTGTTTATAACTTCACTGGCTCTGCTAACTCAAATCCAATTAGCACATTACCAATTTTAGTGAAAAATAAAACCAACATTTCGATGAATGTTGTGACAGGATTTACTTCATGGACAGCAGATTCCAGATTAGATGCATCTGGTGCGTTTATTTCTTATGGTGATGGTAATGCAAAAGCAACCGCACAATTCTTAAATGGTTTGTTGATTGGTCAAGGTCAATACTTAGACACATCAGGTCAACCAAGTTCATTTGATATTCTACAAAGTAACATCTATAACAATTACACTTATCAGATTACATTAGAAAAAGAAATTGCAAAATATAGAAACATTCTGTACAACTTGTTGCATCCATCAGGTATGCAGGCCATTGGTCGTTATGCATTAAAATCACAAAAGGTTGTCAATACAACTGCTACACAAGCATTGTATACAGGTAACACATTGTATCATTATTTGACTACAAATACAATTCTTCCAACAATTTATAGTAGTACATCTAATCCAAGTAATAACATAATCAAATTTGTAAACTGGTTTGGTGGTCTTAATGTAAGCGATATTTTCTTACCAAATGTCACAACATTTAGAATGATAACAACCCACGGTCAATTGATTACAGGTGATGTTGTTGGTGTAAATAATACCGCAAATACGTTAATTCTAAAACAAAATGTCTGGACAACATTTGCAAATGCATTCTATGCAACAGGAACCGCCGGTAGTAATACTATAAATATAACTAACATATATACCGGCATAAATTCATATGCAACAATTAATGGTGGTTTGTATAGTAATACTGCATATCCATTACATGATTTGTTATTTGGAAACAATAATCCGGATACAATTGTTGTGGCAAACAACACAGTATTGACTGTTGCAACAGTTGACTATCCAAATAACATTGCATACTTAACGACAAATTTAGCAAACAATTTCAGTTCAAATGTTACTGTATACAGAACGTTTGTAAGCAATACAGGATCCACAATCGTATTTGGTGCATCAGGTATTGTTTACACAGAAACATTGTTGACAGAAGACGGAAGAGAAATACAAGCAGAAAACGGAAACACAATTCTAATAGATTAAGGTAAAAAAATGCCAACAGTAAAAATATCGCAACTACCACCAGTATCAGTCATTAATTCAAATACAGCGAATACATTGTTTGCTGTGGTTGACGTACCAACTGGTGTTACTGGTAGAATGACAGCAACAACACTTGCCGCAGGATTGTTTTCAAATAACACTCTTGTTGTTGGTAATAATAATATTCTTTTACCAAACACAATTGCACAATTCTCGTTGACTGGTAATTCATATGTTCAGACCAACTTCATCAACTTAGATGGTGGTGGTACAGCAGACCATGTTATTACAGCAAACGCAGGTACAGGTACAGATTCAGCATACTTTTTAGATTTAGGTTACGCAAACCCAGCATATCAACCAGGTCAAGAATTCAATAACATTGGTACGGCTATTAGTCCATTAGATGGATATTTGTATGTACAAGGCGGAAATGCATCAGGATTACTTGGTGGTAATTTGATTATTGGTACTACAACAACAAACACAAGTTTAAAAATTACAGTTGGTGGTGGTTCATCACAAAACGTTGTAGCAAAATATACATCTAATGCATACTACTCATATGTTGATTCGAATGTTACAGGAAATGTGATTGTATCAGTTGCATATATTTTCCCTGATGGAACAAAACAATTAACTGCCGCAGGACCATATTCATATGCAAATAGTGGATTTGCACAAGCAAATGCCGCTTATACATTAGCAAATACAGATGCAAACAATATTGTTATCATTGCATCATATGCAAATAGCGCATATGTTGCGGCTAACTTAGCACAGTCATATGCTAACTCCGGATATGCTCTTGCTAACGTAAGTGCTGGTGTAGATTCAGTTCAAAATACAAACATCACAATTATTTCCAACTATGCAAACGGCGCATTCATTGTAGCAAACTCAGGATTATCAACTGCAACATATGCAGGTAGTTATGCAAACTCAGCGTATGTAGCCGCCAACCTAGCACAATCTTATGCTAACTCAGGATATGCTCTTGCTAACGTAGGTGCTGGTGTAGATTTAGTTCAAAATACAAATATTACTATTGTTGGTTCATACGCAAACTCCGCATATGCTTTTGCAAATACAATCAATACATTTACTGTAGGTGTTAATACATTACAGAATACAAACATTGCTCTTGCACAATCTTATGCTAACTCTGCATATGCATTGACAAACACAGCAGTACAGAATACTTCAACAGTTGTATTGAATTCTTTAACAATTGCAAATACAGTTACTAGCAATTTAGTACCTAATGGTTCAAACACATATAATTTAGGTAGCGCAACAAATCGTTGGGGTACATTATATCTTTCAGGCAACTCAATCAATATTCTTGATACTATTACTGGTAACTCCGCAGTCATTACAGTAGCAAACTCAGCAGTACAAGTGAATAATACTGCCGCATTTATTGTAGGCAATACAACAATTTATGCAAACGGCACAATTGCTTCTGCTAACGTTACAATCACAGGCAACTTAACATCAAATACAGCAAATACTGTTGCAACTTTCAATTATGTAAATTTAAACAATTCCGTTGCAAATAATCCAGGAACATTAAAAGTATACAACTCAAACTTCAGCACAAATCAATTTGCAGTCGGTATTATTGGTGCGGCAAATAATGCATATGTTGTACCAATTTCTGATGGAACAATGTTACAGATTACAGGTAAAGATGGCGTAAGTTCTAAGATAATTAATGATGCCGCAGGTACTGGTGTATATGCATTGTTTAACGGAAGAGCATCAAGAGGTACTGCAAACAATCCAACAGCATTACAATCAGGCGATATAATGGCTCGATTTAGTGGCAATGGATATGCAAACAATTTTGGTAATACAGCATTTGCAATTGCTGGTAGTACTGCAAGAATGCAAATGATTGCACTTGAAAACTTCACAGATACAAATAAAGGCACATCAATTGATTTTGGTGCAGTACCAATTGGTTCAAATGTTTTAGTACCAAGTATTGTTGTAGTTACTTCAAACAACACAACATTTGGAAACACAGTTGTACTTGCCGCAGGTAATACAGCGGCACCCGCATTGACATACAAATCTGGTGTATTGACAACAACAGCGGTTACTGGTGCAAAAGAATATGATGGAACTAATTTCTATCAAACACCAATAGGTACACAAAGAGGTATTGTACCATCAGAGCAAACTTATGTTCTTGGTAACAATTACACATTAGGCGCAAATACAGTAGCACAAAGTCTATTGGGTGTTGGTGTTACAGTAACAGGCGGTAAGCGTTATCGCTATAACATTAAAGCAGTTATTCAAAAAGTTGGTAACGGTCCTAACGCACCAACAATTGCGTTTGACTTTTCTGGTACAGCAAACGTAGTATCACACAGATATCAAGTAGATAGTGTAGGTTCAACATCACAAGTTACACCTACTGCTCCAACTATTATGACGAATTATATTACGTCAAATGTTAGTGCTCCTGTTGTTGTAACAGCCGCAATGGCTGGCGGAACATCATTTATGTCTTTAGATATTTGGGGATATATAGATGTACTAACAGGTGGTACTTTACATCCACAGATTTCATTCTCACCTGCACCTACTACATCTGCATATACACAAGCATTCAGTAGTATGTACATAACACCAATTGGTGCAAATACAGCCCCAACAAGTGTTGGTACTTGGGCTTAACTTGAATAAATAAAACATGGCACAGACAACATACAATCTACTCACATTTAATTCAAAAGGCTTTCAAGTAAAAAGGCTTTATGATGCACCTATTGCTACGATTAATGGTTTAACTGAAAGCAGTTTCTACTGTTTTCTAGCGAACGTTAATCCATGGCCGCTTGATGGTAGCGGAAACCCTATTATTCCTGTACCACAACAAGACCAAAAAAGCATTAAGAATTTGTATAAAAATATTTTTGCAGTAAAACAAATTACAGGAAACAATCTATCTCCAGTTGCACAGCGTATTGATTGGACAACAGGTGTTGTCTATGATTATTATCGTGACAATATTGATATGTTTCAAAAAGATATCAACGGATTTTTGATATATGAGTTTTATGTAAAGAATAGATATGACCAAGTTTTTAAATGTCTTTGGAACAATAACGGTGCAGTTTCTACAAACGAACCACAATTTCAACCGGGTCAGTATGGAACAAACAATATTTTCGTAGGTCCTGATGATGGGTACAAATGGAAATACATGTATACAATTGATGCTGGTAGAAAGAATCAGTTCATGGACTCAAACTGGATGCCAGTGCCAGTTTTACAAATTTTTGCAAATGCCGCCACGCAATTACAAGGTAGTGGTGGTCTAGAAGTTATTAACGTAGTGAATGGTGGATATGGATATAATACAATCTATTCACCAGTCAACATTGTTATTACAGGCGATGGTACTGGTGCAACAGCAAATGCAGTACTATCTAACGGTTCTATCACTCAGGTGTTGGTGAACACACAAGGTTCAAATTATTCGTATGCAAACGTTTCTGTATCATCTGCAAATGGTACTGGTGCAATTCTAACGACAGCAATTTCACCATCAGGTGGTCATGGATTTGATTTACCAGATGAGTTGGGTTGCAGTAATATTATGATTACTTGTGAATTTCAAGGTACAGAAAGTAATTTTGTTTCTGCAAATACGACATATACTACAATTGGTCTAATGACTGACCCTTATGTTGCTGGTACAGTAGGACAGCCAGCAAACGGTGCTATATACAATACAACGACACAATTGTTAGTAAGTAGTGGTCCTCTTGCTTTTAGTGGAAATGAAATTGTTTATCAAGGCACTTCTCTTGCAACAGCAACATTCAAAGGACAACTTGTAGACTTTAGTACAGGATTGAATGTACTTAGCGTAATAAATACAGTAGGATCATTAGTTATAAATCAACCAATCATTGGTGCCACAACAGGAACATCAAGAACAGTATTGCAATCAACCGTACCAAATTTTTTGACATATACCGGTAACATTTTTTACGTTGAGAACAGAGCAGTAATTCAAAGAAGTGCAGACGGTATTGAACAATTTAAATTTGTATTAGGATATTAAAGGAATAAAATGGCAGAGAATTTTAACGTTTCCCCATACTACGATGATTTTGACCCAACAAAAAACTATCATCGTATTTTATTTAAGCCGGGAGTGGCAGTTCAAGCCAGAGAGTTGACACAAACACAGTCAATTCTTCAAAATCAAATTTCAAATTTTGCTGATGCAATCTTTAGCCAAAACACACCAGTGAGTGGTGGTAAAGTCACAACAAATTTGAATGTATTCTATATTAAATTAAACTCAACATATAATAACGTTCCTGTTGTTGCCGCTGATTTCTTAAATCAATCTATTACGGATGCTACAGGTACAATTATTGCTAAGGTTATTGCAACAGCAGAATCTACTACAATTGATCCACCAACACTAATTGTTTCATACATATCAGGTGGTCAATTTAGCGATAACATGTTGATTGAAACAGTAACAGGCTCTACAACATACTATGCGACATCAATTGGTTCAACTGGAGGACAAACTTCTGTAGGTAAATCTTCAGTAGCATCAATATCTCAAGGTGTATTTTATATTGTTAATGGTAATTACAAATCATCTACACAAAATCCTGATGGAACATATTCAACATATTCACAAGGTACATTTGTACAAGTTAATCCACAAACAATAGTTCTTGATAAGTATGACAGTTCTCCAAGTTTGCGTGTTGGATTAAAAATCACGGAAACAATTTACGATTACGTCAATGATGCATCATTATTGGATCCTGCTACTGGTGCATCTAATTATCAAGCACCTGGTGCCGACAGATATGTTATCAATTTAACTCTATCGACTTTACCAATAACTCTAGGAAATGATGGACAATTTATTGAGTTAATGAGATTAGTAAGTGGTCAAGTTGTTCAACAAACCAATCAAACTGTATATTCTGCTATTGATGATTATTTTGCAAAACGTGATTATGAAACAAACGGTGACTATATTGTACAAGATTTCACGTTTAAAGCAACACCTAATATTTCAGTAACAGGTGCTAATGGTAATCAGTTATCTTCAAACACATTAAATCCAGACAAGTATAATTTTGTTGTCAGCAAAGGTATTGCGTATGTTCATGGGTATAGAGTTGAAAATCAATCACCATATACAATTGTCACAGACAGAGCAAGAACAAAAAACACAATTCAAACAAACTCATACTATGTTGATTGGGCAAATTATTTTGTCGTAGATACAGTACAAGGTGCATTTGATGTTACATCAATGCCTAGAGTTGATTTGCATTGTGTATCGACATCAAATATTGTAACAACAAACGCATCAACATATAATTCAACATTTGTTGGTACCGCACAAATCAGATTTTTAGATTATCAATCATCATCTGGCGCAAACGCAAATTCATATGTTTTCTATGCTGGTGTTGCAGATGTTAACACAGCAATATTGTCTACCAATGCCGCATCTGGTACAACAAACACTATTGCCTTCTATGATAACAAAGGTGCAATTTCAAGCGTAGCAAATGCGTATTTTGGTGCAACTGTTTCTGTTACTGCTGGCACAAACGCAGGACTATCAGCAAAAATTATTTCATATAACGGAACAACAAAGACAGCAACATTAGGAACATATTTTCCATTTGCTATTGATAGCACATCTCAAGTGTCTATCATTATGGCAACTCAACTTGTAGAAACAATTGTTCAAAGAAATTCTGGTGTATATACACTAGCAAACACAATGAACATCAATCAAACAGCAGGTAAAGTTGGTGGTGTTTCTACTGGTGATACTATCATTGTTCCACCAACAGAACGTGGTGGCGCAGAGTTAATTATTCCTGTTGGTTATCCAACAGTTGCAAACGTTTCTAATGTAGCATATACATCAACTGTTATTTTCCGCAATCAAGGTTTCCAATATGGAAATACATTGACAATTACTGCACCAACAGGAATGCAATTCCAAGGTGCTACAACATCATTCTATGGTGAAACATTTAAACAATTGTATTTGTTAATTAATACAGCAACAAATCAAATTCTAGATTTTAGTGTTGCCGGTAATACTGCAACACTTGGTGCAAATTCTAATACAATTACATTTAGTTCAAACACATACAGCGGTATTTCTAGTGGTATTGATGTTTATGCTACTGTGCTTATTACTAATGGTGATACATCTAGCATCAAGAAAATTAAAACAATTGTTACTGGTGCAAATACATCAGCATATTCAAATTCTACATTCTCGCAAGTTGGAACAACAAACACATTTATTTCGTTGAGTTCTGTAGATGGTGCACCGCAAGGTCAAGTAGTTATCAATGCAAATGATATTACTAGACAACCAATGTCATTGTATACGACTGATTTGATTCGTATTACAAAAATCTATCAATCAGGAAATACTCTTTCTGGATTTACAGGAGCATTATCTGCATATACAGATATTACAGCAAACTTCACAATGTCCAATGGTCAAAAAGACACATATTATGACCATGCAACTATTCAATTGAATCCAGGTGTTCCTTTACCAGTTGGTAACATTCTTGTTTGCTATAACTATTATAAACACACAGGTTCCGGTGATGGTTACTTCTCAGTAAATTCATATCCCGCAGATAACTATGTTTATATCCCATCATATACAGCAAAAGATGGCACAAAATATAATCTAAGCGATGTATTTGATTTTAGAGCATCTAGAGTTAATGGTCAAACAGGATACACATGGGAATACAGTAGCCCATCATCGGTATCTCATGGTATTTTAATACCAACACCATTGACTAATATGACAAGTAGTTACTCATATTACTTAGGTAGAAAAGACATATTGATTTTAACTAAAGATGGTACTTTTGTTATCATCGAAGGTACACCTTCATTAAAACCAGTATTACCAAAACAACCACCATCATCATTGTTATTGGCTAACATTACATTGGATCCATATACAGCATATGTACCAGGTGAAGTACCTGTTGGTGGTACATCAAGTATTTCTATCGAAAAGATTTTACACAAACGTTGGGCAAAATCTGATATTACCGATTTGCAAAAACAAGTTGATAATTTAGAATATTACACATCATTAAATTTGATGGAACAAAAAGCACAAAGTTTGCAGGTAACAGATGTTAACGGATTGAATCGTTTCAAGAACGGTATTCTTGTTGATACATTTACTGATTACAACACAGTAGATTCAAAACAATCAGACTATAACATCAACCAAAGAACCGGTCAATTGACTGCATCACAAGCGGTTCATAATTATAGACTACAAAACCTTTCTGTTTTAAGCAGTTATGGTGGTAAATCTCTTTACTTCAGCGACATTAACAATGCACTATATGAGGTACATAGTATCAATGGTGGACAAACAAACATCTATACTTTACCATACACAACAGCAAATGCAGTCGTACAACAATTAGCAAGTAACACAATTAGTGTTAACCCATTCTCTGTTGTAAAAGACCAAGGTGTTTTGAGTTTGAATCCACCATTAGATAATTGGGCGTGTTCATGGGAACCAGTTGCTATTACAATTAATGATCCAAATTTACATTTTAATCAACAAACTGGTGCAACAAACTTTACAAACGTTGGTGATTGGAAATCAATTCCAGGTACAACATCAGATTCAACACCAACAAATTCAGTTACATCAAACGATGCATATTCAAGTCAAACGATTGGTTTGCAGTTAGCAGAATCAAGTGCCGCGGCGGCTTCATTAGTGAAGAACAAAGGTTTTGTTAATAATATTGCTAATGTTCCATATATTAGACCACAAGAAATTGCGATTAAGGCAAGAGGGTTATTACATAACACACCAATCCATTGCTGGTTTGATGGTCAATTAGTTGATAATTACATTACAACACCAGATACAATTGAATTGACTAATGTAAGTGGTCAGTTTAATGAAGACGATATTGTTGGTTTCTACTTATCTAACATTTCACAATTCTATCCAGTTGGTAGAGTTATGGCTGTTTATAACTATGATGGTGCAAATACAGGAAATACAAGATTGTATATTTCTGAAGTTGTTAATCCACCATTCACAGCATCATCAAATCAATTAATTAATGCAACATTCACCAATGGTGGTGCATATGATGCAAATGGTACGACTGCACTTGCTACTGTCGTAAGTCCTGCAGGTTCCAATGCATTGACAACATTACACACAGCCGGTTCCGTTACAGGTATTGGTGGTAAGTTCTCAACTTCAATTGAACCTGTTGCTAATAACTTATTTAAATCAACTACTGTATCTGGTTGGAATGCATTCTTATCTAACTATGGTGTTTGGAAAGAACAAGGACCATGGGGTAATGCTAGTTACCCACAAAAATGGACAAAAACATATCCAGTTTATTTTGCAAATACGCAAAAGTACTTGATTACTATGGCGTCAAGTGGTACAGCAACACTTAACGTCAATAACACAACAGTATTGTCTATCACCAAGGCTACAGCAACATCAAAAACTCCTTGCACAGTATCAGTATTGATTAATTCAGGTGTTGCAAACGTAACATGGAACGTAGCAGTTACAGATACGACAACACCATCTATTGCACTTACACTAACTGACCCAACAAACAATTTAGCGAATGTATTCTTCTCATCTACATCACCTAGTGATGTTGGATTCTTCAATGTTAATAATGCTTATACAATGCCAGATGGTGGCACATTGTATGATGGTGCAAACACAGTAACATTGGATTCAAGTGCAACAACAGTTGACCAGTACTATTTGGGTGCTTCAATTACAATTAACTATCAGTATGTTTACGAATATAAGTTTGGTGCTCAGTATTTCCCACCATTCACACCAGTAGGTGGATTCACACCACCTGTTTATAACCCACCAAAATATCCAGGTGATAGTGATGATTACTACTCTGACATAAGAGAAGCGGGACAACAAGCATACGATGCCGCATATGCTGATGCTGTTGCTACTGCATATAAACAATATGAGGATCAGGCTGCCGCTAATTATGCCGCACAAACAGCCGCTATTGCAACAAATCAAAAAACACAATCTATTTTGTTGTTATATAAATCATCAAATATTGCTAGTATCATAGGATATGATGGAAATACAAGAACTTGTTATTTGTCAACACCTATGTTTGTTTCTATGGGAGTTAGCAAAAAGTACGGAAACTTAACATCTACATATATGATTAAAGGTGCAATTGAAAACGTTAAAGCCGCTATTCAAAAAGGTGCTCCCGCCACTTTATCTACTGACGAATATGGACAGTTTACTGGTATATTCACAGTTCCTGGTTCAGCATTTACTACAGGAACAAAAGTATTCCGTATTGACAATAGACAAATGGCTACAGCGAATGATGCAACAACATCTACAACATGGGCTGAAGGTACATTTACTGCAAGTGGGGTACAAGACCAATCAACTAATCCAAACGTTGGATATTCAATTGACCCAGCAAGAAAAACTATTATACCACAAACTCAAGGTGTAAATCAGATTCAAGCAAGTTACAATGGAAGTAGAATTGATCCAATTGCACAGACATTCATTCTTTCTAAGAAAGATTATCCAAATGGAACATTCTTAACTTCTGTTAAACTGTTCTTTGCACCACCAACAAGTGGTGCTTCCTTTGGTGCTACTGCTTATGGCTCTAGCAAAAAAGCACTTCAACCATTTGCACCTGTAACATTATCAATCGTTGGAACACAAAATGGATATCCAAGTGGTCAAACACTAGACCATTCTATTGTTCACTTACAACCATGGCAAATTAAAACATCATTAACTCCACACTATTTGGATAATACTACCGCAACGGAATTTGTATTCGATGCACCAGTATATGTTCAACCAGATACATTATATGCTGTTGTTGTTGAATCTAGTTCATCTGAGTATCAATTATACTATGCACAACAAAATGCACAAGCAGTCGCATCTACTACTGTACCATTACCTGGACAAGCAGTAACAGCATCGGGAACTATTGGTGCCGCACCATATGTTGGCGCATTGTTTGAATCTCAGAATTCAATTACATGGACAGCAGACCAAACTAAAGATTTGATGTTCACACTTGAAAAAGCAGTATTCGATATCACAAAACAACCAATTATTCCTTTTGTGATTCCTTATCGTTTACCACAAATGCCTTTGGGTAATCAATTGGTTAAATATGCTATGAATCCTGACATGGTACCAAACAGAGGAAACTTCCGTTTGAGTACACATTATGATGCAATCAATTTCTCAACAACTGATTACGTTCTTTCAAACACAAGAATTGATTATTCATATACAACAACATTGGTAAATACTCGCACATTGTTGCCTACATACACTCCAGTTTCACCTGGTAAGTATGCTACACCATTACAAGAAGATTTACATTTAAATGATGGAAATGGTGCTCGTTTACTTGATGCAAATTCATATTCTTCTGTTGCTATGAATGCACAACTGCAATCACTTGATAAGAACGTTTCACCTGTTATTTCTGATGATGGTTTGTCTGTATATACAATCAAATACAATATCAATAACATGGGATTAATGAGTAACTTCATTTCTATTGTTAACCCTGGTACTGGATATGGTCCAAATACAACTGCGACTGTAGTGGGTAATGGTTCAAGTGGTTATCCAGATGTTGGAACTGATAACGCATCACTAGTTGTTCAAACAAATGCGACTACTGGTGCAATCACTGGTGTAGTAACTTCATATTTTGGATCAGGCTACTTGACAACACCAACAATTACAATTAGTGACCCAACAACTCGTTACGGTTCTGGTTTAATTACAACATTGTTGACAAGTAATGTTGTTAATGGATATGCAAATACGAAATTTACACAAGACTTGAAAGCAGGTTCAACATTAGTAACACAAGCAAACGTTGTGATTGGTACAATTCAAAGTATCACAAATTCAAATACATTGATTTTGACAGCAAATGCTCTTTCAGCAGTCACAAACGTTGCGTTCAATTCAAGTAACACAAATGCAGTTGTAGTTGTACATGGTGAAACTTCTGCAAATGGTGGTAATGGATTAACTCACTATGTAACTAAGAAAGTTGTTCTGACACCTGGATTAGATTCTGGTGACTTGCGTGTATATTACACAGCATATAAACCAGTTGGCTCAGAAGTTTATGTTTATTACAAAATTTTGAGTTCAAAAGATAATTCTAAGTTTGATGACCAAAATTGGCAACTAATGACACAAGTTGGTAATCAAAATACATTCTCAACAGATAGAACAAATCTAATTGAATTTGAATGGGCACCTGGTGTATATGGTTCAGGAGTTGCAGATAATTATCTTTCATATACAAGTACAAATGGACAAACATATAAAGACTTTATCCAATTTGCGATTAAACTTGTATTCGCAACAAACGATTCAACAAGCGTACCATTCTTAACAGACGTTCGTGCATTAGCATTACCATCTGGAACAGGAATCTAATATGTTAGTTAAAGTTCAAAACGAAAAAATGGTAAGGGATACTACTAATAGAGCCCTTATGAATATAGACGATAACGCACGAAATGAATATTATTCTAAAGTGCGTTTACTCCAAACACAAAAAGAGCAAATAAATACTATTAAAGGTGAAATGGAAGAAGTTCGAAATGAGATGAAAGATATTAAAAGTTTATTGCTTAAATTAATAGAAAAAGGTTCAAATGGCTAATACAGCAATCACTATTCCTTCTCTTGGTTATGCCAATACGTTTGGTGATTGGGTGGCTACAACCAATGCACTTGTTGTCGAAAATAATGCTTTTGCCGCAAACGACTTCATCAAACCAACAGGCACGTTGATTTTAAATAGCCCTACATTGGGTTTACAGACATATGCTAACGCTATTATTCAAGGTGCGTTACAAGTTACTGGAACAGGTTCATATGTTCAGAATGACCTTTCTGTACGAAATGGTACTTTATATGCAAACAGTTCCAACACAGGTTTATATGTATCAAACAATGCAACTATCAATGGTGTAGCAACTATTGCTGGTGGTCTTAATGTTGGTCCACCAATTGCTGGTGCAGAGATTGGATTGAACGTAGCAAATAATGTTACTATTGGAAGTTATCTTAATGTTACAGGTAATTCAACATTCAGTAATGCAGTCGTAATCAATGCACAAACAACAATCAGCAATAATGCAATTATTACTGGTAATACTGCAATCACAGGATTCACAACAACTGGTGGTTCTGCAACAGTTGGCAGTTTAACTTCTAATAGTTATATCAATGGCTCAACATTGAACATTGGTACTGTAGGTTATATTGGTACATTAAATGCAAATACATTAGTCAATGTACCTACTATAACATCAAATACAATCACTGGTGCAGTTACAGTTTACGCTGGAACATTGAACGTATCAAATACAGCATACGCTAACAGTATTTCAGCAAACTTAACTTTAATTGTTCCGACAGCATATCACAATATTGTTTATTCTAATAATATTCAAGCAAACGTAACAGTTAATGCGGCGGCTTTATCATCACCAGGTACAGGTTATTTCAATGTAACACAATCAAATACAGCAGTCAATACAGCATCATTAAGTGTTGTTGGTACATCATATGAAAATATGGTTGTTGCAAACACATACATTACTGCACCTACAGTTTACGCAACAAACTTACAAGCAAATGTATCTGTTAACACAGCATCAATGAACACAATTACATTGGATGTTACTGGTAATACATACTTAAACAACTTATACGCAAACGGTGTTATCAATACACCATCAGTAAATGTTACTGGTACTGGTCAAATGTTTGCGAACAATACGACTGGTTATTTTAAATCGATTGTAACATCAGGCAACGTAATTATTGGTGGTGCATTTACAATTACTGGTGCAACATTGTATCAGTCAAACACATTAGTATTGAACTCAAACGTAGCCGCACCATTAGCAGGCGTTTCTGGATTAACCGTTTATCGTGGTGGTGGTTCTTACGCAAATGCAGTAATTGGTTGGAATGAATCATCATCATATTGGCAAGTTGCAGATGTAAACAACAATGGTAACTACTCACAAGTTTTAAGTGCAAACTCAATTACATCGAATACACAAAATGGTATTACGACTGTATATAATAGCACAACTAAGAACGTTGATTTCCAAATTACAACAAGTGCAGTTACACCAGGTACATATGGTACAATGACACAAGTACCAAGTATTGTTGTTGATAAATTTGGTCGTATTCAAAACGTTCAATCAATTACTATCGATTCAACAATCAATGTTACAGGTAATTATGGAACAGGTTCAGTTAATTTAGTAAGTCAAATTTTACAAGTTACATCAAGTAATGCACAAGTTATTAATGTTGCATCAAGTGGTAACACAGTTTGGGTGAATGCAGTACAAACTAGCGTAACTTCAGGTTATTATGGTAATAACACAATTATTCCTGTTCTTCAACTTGATTCATATGGTCGAGTATTAAGTGTAACAAATACAGCAATATCTTCAAGTCTTGCACTATCAGGCACAAGTGGTACTGGTACGGTATCTCTTGTTAACCAAACACTTGCATTTACAAGTGGTAATGGTGTTAATATTAATGTAAGTAGTAATACAGTTAACGTCAACACAGCACAAGATATTAGAACTACTGCATCACCAACATTTGCAAACGTAACATCAAGCGGTGATTCATTTTTTAATTCAGTAAGAGTTGGTAATGGTGCAAACAATGCAAACTATTCAACAGCATTAGGTAGAAATGCATTAGCATCACAAACAAATTTAGGTAATTATAATACAGCAGGTGGTTATAACGGGTTAACATTATCCACATCAGGTACATATAACTCAACATTTGGTGCGTATGGATTATCATCATTAATAACAGGTACATATAACTCATCATTTGGTGCTCAATCATTAGCATCAGCAACAACAAGTGCAAACAACTCTGCATTTGGTGCGTTCAGTCAATACAATACGACAATTGGTGGAAATAACTCATCATTTGGTACTGCAACATTATTTAAAAATACATCAGGCACATACAACTCTGCATTTGGTGATAACGCATTAGGTTCAGCGACAACAGCAAATAATAATTCTGCATTTGGTAGTGGTGCATTAAAATCAGACAATAGTATAGGTTATAATTCTGCATTTGGTGCAAATACATTACAATCAAGTTTGTATGGTACATATAATACTGTAATGGGTGCCAATGCCGCAAGTTCAATGGCAAATGGTGCATACAATACTATTATTGGTGCTTTTGCTGGATATGCATTTATTTCTGGTACAGGAAGTTACAGCAATAGTCACACATTTGTTGGTGGGGCGGCAGGACAATCTTTATACACAGGCACATCAAATAACACATTCATTGGTGCAAATTCTGGTGGATTAGTTACAACAGGTAGCAACAATACAATTCTTGGTGCATACAGAGGTGCAACAACACCTATCAATGCAACAGGAAACAATTGGGTTGTATTAAGTGATGGTGCTGGTAACGTAAGAGCATCAATGGATGCAAACAGTAACATGTTGGTTGGTGTAACAAACACACAAGCCACATCAAATAGTTTGTATGTTTCAAATAGAATTGGTTTTGCAAACACAGCAGGAGCAAGTGGTGTTAGCGTTGTATATCAAATATATAACCAAAGCACAAATAGTCTTGACACAATCTTTGGATAAAATTAAATTATGGCAAATCTAGTATCTAAAATAGCATCAACTGGTCACATGTATTCAACTGGCTTTCAAGAAGGCAAGTTATATACATTCAATTACTCACCACCAATTGTTGAATTTTTTTCTACCAATTCTTATAATTACAGTTTTACAGGATCCTATTGGACCATAAATACCGCATATTTAACAAATTTATATATGCCTAATCCAACACCAGAACAACCGTCATCGGCTTGCACTTGGTCAATTGATTTTTGGATAAGATTTGGTAGTGTAGCAGGTCAAACTCAGGCAGGTGCATTTATAGATAACACTATTGGTCTTCCTATAGCACAAACAATTTTTTGTTCTAGTAATCTCAACGACAATACTAATCCTTCATGTTGGTTGTTGTACACATACAATGGTACAACTTTTAAACTTTGGTTTGGTACTAAAAATACTACAAAAGCCAGCGGTATGGATTGGTATGTAATATACACGTCTACTTATCCAGGTGGTTATTTACCAACTAATGGATATAACAATTCATTAGGTCTTAATTATGTTACTTTATCATATGAAGCAACAGGCACAGTAAGCCAATTAACAACATTTATTAACGGCCAAATTGTATCTACTCTATCCGTACCAATTCAAAATGATTTCACGTTTGATGAATCTTACTATGGTTCACCAGCATGTATTGGTGGTGTTCTTAGTGGTCGTCTAATTAAAACTAGTAACAATGCAAGTAATTTATTTCTTTCGGGTGGTATGCAAGGTTCTATTGCAGAATTTCGTATTGTTCATGGAACTTTGGATCTTTCAACAGCGTTATTTCCATCTGGCGTCACCGTACCAACATCATATGCAACATTGAGAGGTTGGCAAAATAATGATAACCTAGTCCCTGCAGGACAAACACAATTTTTATTAGGTGGAGGATATAATTATGCTTATGCGGATGCTGGTGTGTTTTATACAACTGGCTATGTGTATAATATAGCAAAAACAGGCGGAACATACAATCAAACTCAAGGTTTGGGTGAAGTTACTAATGTAAGCGGTAATGCTAGTGCTGGATTATATAAAGATTTGAATATAAACAATGGTTTGCTTTATGCATATCAACCAACAAATTATTATTTTCAGGCTCAAGCATTAGATACTGTTCAAGGTAATACTTCATCTAACTTAACTGCATCAGGATATATTGCAAACACTTTTGATGAAGTCAGTCTTACTAATGCAAATACAATTACAACAAATCAAACATTATATTGGCCAGCAAACGCAACATCTCAAAGTATCACAGCATGGGCAAATGCATATGTGTATGTTACTGCACCAGGTAGTAATGCTAGTAAATTTAATTTTTTACCAGGACCAGGTAATCAATTTTTAATTGAAACTTATGTCTATCATAATCCTAGCGCAAGTTATCCTATCGCAGGAAAAGGTCAAAACAGTCAAAGTTTTTCCGGTGGTGGTGGTAAAGGAGGTAGTTATTATAGTGGAACTGATATTTACTATGATTGGTTTTTGGGTGTGAGTTATGGTTATGTATATTTTTCAAACTATAGTGGATATACTTATCAATCTGGTAGTAATCCTACTTATTATACTTATGGGTCGCTTAGTGGATATACGACACCACCAACTACTTCTTTTAAGATTCTATCTGATTATCCTTTAAATCCAGGATGGAATCATGTTGCAGTTACTAGAGATTCAGTAAACACAATTAGAATTTTTATAAACGGGGTACTAAATCAAACTTCAGCAACTTCATTATCTTTTAGTGGCACTAGCACTCAATGTCAGATAGGAGTGGCGGATGGTGTTTTTAATTTTCCAAATGTACCACCATTATTATATAACTTTAGAATAATTAATGGTATGGGATTAAATACACCATATCAAACATCACAAAGTACCATAGGCTACCAAGTGTTTCCTATGTATAATGGTATTATAAATCAATATCTTCCTAGTGGAACTTTGAGTACCAATTCATATATACAAACATGGTTAATGACTACTAATGGCGGAATATCTGTAGATGAAAGCCCATATAATGATACGCTTGGTTATAGTGCAGGTACTGCAAACACAGGATACACTCAAACATATAATTATGGTATCCCAGCAAATTCATCAATAGCGAATAGACAATATTCTAATGGAATGATTCAACTTTATGGTAGTGGGTATTTTGATGACAACTATCTTAATACGATAGGTTCAGCCAATGCGGCAACTTTACCATCTATAGTTACAGCAAATTTACAGTTATATTGGAACACATCAAATACACAAGTAGCATCAACTCTTGTAGGAAGTAATTCTAATTTTGTTGGTGGTGCTTGGAGAATTAATGTAAATAACATTTTACCTGATTTAAGCGGTCAAGGTTATAATGGAAGTTCTAGTGGCAACATTTATTATGCCAATTCGTATATTTCATTTACTAATCCAAAATCGAGTACGCTTCAAGGTACACTTCCTTATGATGCAGGAATAAATAATGGGTTCGGTAATTTGTTCGTAAATGACAATAGCGGATATATTGGTAATACTAATTTCCTTGCTTTTGGTACAAGTAATGTGACTATTGATGTTTGGGTATATGATAATCCATATACAGCAGGTGGTTTCGCAACAGGGAATATTCCAGTTCAAGGGAGTTATTGGAACATAGCGGATCAATCTAGCGGATATGATGGTGGATGGCAGTTAAAAATAGCATCAGTTGGTTCAAATTATAGTCCTTGGTTGAGTAATCCATATTATGGTAATACTATTGGGTGGGGTGACGCACAATATGGTGTTTGGGTTAATTTAACTCTTGTCAGACAAAACGTAGGTGCTGATGCAATTTTGTACGCATATAGAGATGGTAAATTGGTAAGTTCTTCTACCTTTACTGGACATGCAACTCAACCATGGGTTAGTGGAATATCAACTCAAAATATTAAATTGGGTTCAGGTTCAATGGGATTAGGCGAACTAAAAATATATAATGCCGCACTTACAGCAACTCAAGTGCAGAATAATTATATTGCAACTGCACATAGATACATATAAACGGAGAAACAAATGGCAAAGTTACAAGGTGGATCAACAGTTTACGGAGCACTCAATGTAAATGGTGATATTAATGGTTTAGGAAATATTTATATTAGTACAGGAGTTGGTACAGCAATAACATGGCAGGCTACATCAGACGTTAATATGAAGAAAAACATTACCGTCATTGAAAATCCATTAGATATTATTAGAGAATGGAACGGTGTTGATTGGGAATGGATTCATAATGGAGAGAAGTCTAGTGGTTTAATTGCACAGGATGTAGAGAAAAACAAACCAGAGTTAGTTGTAGTGGATAAGGATGGAATCAGACATCTAAACTACGATGGAACAATCGGTGTACTCGTAGAATGCATCAAAAAACTAGAAGCGGAGATTGAAGAACTGAAGTCCAAAACAGATAAATAAGATTAAAAAGGACTTACAATGGCCGCTGGTTACAATAATCTATATCTGGAACAAGGAACAGACTTTAATACTCAATTAACACTTGATGACCAGTATGGTACACCCTACAATTTAACGAATTTCACAATACATGCTACTGCAAGAAAATCGTATTTTACCAATAATACTGCAATCAATTTTGTTGCAACGATTGTAAATGCAAATAACGGTGTTATTCAACTTTCTGCAAACTCAGCAGTTACTTCAAATGTTTCCGCAATTTATAATTTAGTGTACGATGTTATCATCAAAGATACAACATCAAATAATATTACTCGTGTGTTAGAAGGACAAATATTTGTTTCGCCTGCGGTTACGTCAATATTCTAAAGGCTAAACATGACAATTAACGTAAGAGTTAATCCGACAAATCAACAAGTTGTACAAGGAGCGACACAGTTCATTGGTTCTGTTTCGGTCAATGCACAACTTAATGCAATTTCTCAGACAGCAAACACAGCACTTGCAACAGCAAATATTGCAAGTAATAGCGTTGGTTCGGTCTTAACTTATGCACAGTATTCTGCAAACACAGCAAACTCTGCACTTGCATATTCTCAATATGCATCAAATTTATCAAACACTGGCGCAAATAATATTGTTATTGTTGGCTCATACGCAAACTCTGCATATGCACAAGCAAACTTAGATGCACAAAATATTACAATTGTTGCTTCATACACAAACTCTGCATTTTTAATTGCTAATTCTGCATATAACTTAGCCGCAAATATTGATGCAAACAATATTACAATTTCTGCTTCTTATGCCAACTCTGCATATGTTGCGGCTAATCTTGCACAATCTTATGCCAATAGTGCATATGCTCTTGCAAATAATATTGTTCTTGTTAATGCGTATCAAAACACAAGTGTAAACATTGCAGGTTCATATGCTAACTCTGCATATACTTTAGCAAACACAGTTAACTCAATAAACACAATACAAAATACAAACATTAGTATTGTGGGTTCTTATGCCAACTCTGCATATGCACAGGCTAACGTAGGAAATACAACAGCACAAGCCGCATTCAATGCCGCTAATGCTAACCTAATTACAGCACAACAATATACAAATACTCAAGTCACAGCAAATGTAAACAATTTACAAGCCGGACTAAATGGTACCAATACTGCAATAGTTACTGCTAATAATAATGTTGTTGCATATACAAACTACAATATTACTGCTAACGTAAACAATTTACAAGCAGGATTAAATGGCACGAATACTGCAATCGTAACAGCAAACAACAATAATATTGCCTACACAAACTACAATATTACTGCTAATGCTACAAACTTACAAGCAGGCATCAATGGTGCAAATGCCGCCATCGTAACTGCAAATAATAATGTTATTGGTTATGTGAATGGTCAAATCACAGCGAATGTAAATAACCTACAGGCTGGATTAAATGGTACAAACACAGCAATTGTTAATGCAAATAATAATGTCATTGCATATGTAAATGGTCAAGTTACACAAAATTTAGCAACAGCATTACTTTATACAAATACTGCAATTGCATCTAATGTTGCAACACTCAATAGTTACATTACAGCAAATGCATTGTCAAGTAATGCATGGGTGAATTCTGTCGTAACTGCAAACGTAAACAATTTACAAATAGGTATCAATGCGGCTAACTCATCTATAGTTAACGCAAACACATCATTGAAGTTGTATACTGATGCAAATATCCAAGCGAACGTAAACAACTTACAAGCAGGATTAAACGGAACAAACTCTGCTATTGTTTCTGCTAACTCTAGTTTACAGTTATATACAGATAGAAACATTACAGCAAATGCAACAAATTTGCAGGCTGGATTGACTGGAACAAATACTGCAATCGTCAATGCAAATACAAGTCTAAAAGCATACACAGACAGCAACATTACTGCTAATGCAAATATTGCACAAGCGGCAGCCAATGGTGCAAACCTAAACGTCATTGCCGCAAATACGTCAATGGGTAGTTATGTTCTTACTCTTTTTAACCAAACATTGGGTACAGCAGAATCATACACAGATACAGCAAACACAAATAATATTTTGTACACAAATTATAGCATTCTTCAAAATGCAATAAGTACAAATACGTTCATTGAAGCGTTGATGACTGCTAATGCAATCAGTACAAACAGCGTTGTATCAACTGCAAATACAAATTTAACTTTATATACAAATTATAACATTACGCAGAATGCAACAAATGCTAATGCATATACAAATAATATTTTAAGTGCAAACGTTGCTTCATTAAACGCATCTATTACAGCAAATGCAGTATCCACAAATAGTGTTGTTTCTACCGCAAACACAAACTTAAAATTATATACAGATAATAATATCACAGTCAATACTGCAACAAGAGTTGCTAAGGCTGGTGATACAATGACTGGTACATTGAATATTAATACCGGTTCTTCATTGTCAATGAATGCAACAGGTTCTATTATTGTTGGTGGAGATTTAACACTATCTGGTAATTTGAATATTTCTGGTTCAGCAAACACATACAATTCAAATACACTATCTGTTTCTGATCCTATGATTTACCTTGCAGGTAATAATACTGGTAATGCCGTAGATATTGGTTTTGTTGGACACTTTATTGGTACTGGACATGCTGGAGATTTTTCACACTATCAACATACTGGTTTCGTTCGTGACTTCAATGATAACAAGTGGAAACTATTCAGTAACGTTAGTACTGAACCATCAACAACAGTTGCGTTTGATGTAAACACAAACTATGACATCTTGAAAGTAGGAAACATTGAGGCTATCTCTGCTAACTTAGGTGGTAGTGATTTGTATGCAATGATGACTGCTAATGCGGCTTCAACAAACGCATATGTCAATGCAACTGTAACTGCTAATGCAGTATCTACAAATAGTGTTGTTTCTACAGCCAATACAAACAACATTCTGTATACAAACTTCAACATCACACAGAATGCGGCTTCCACTAATGCATATGTAAATGCTATTGTGACTGCAAATGCGGTATCAACAAACAGCGTTGTATCAACCGCAAATACAAACAACATCCTGTATACAAACTTCAACATCACACAGAATGCGGCAAGTACGAACACATACACATATGCGTTGATGACTGCTAATGCAACAAGTACAAATACATATGTGTACTCGTTGATGACTGCTAATGCGGCAAGCACCAATGCATATGTAAATGCTATTGTGACTGCCAATGCTGTTAGCACAAATAGTGTTGTATCAACTGCAAATACAAATTTGAAATTGTATACTGATGGAAACATTCAGGCAAACGTCAATACGTTAAATGCATCCATTACAGCAAATGCAGTATCCACAAATAGCGTTATTAGCACAGCCAATACAAATTTGAAATTGTATACTGATGCTAATATTACTGCAAACAACAATAGTTTGACATCATATGTCAATGGTAGAATTACTGCTAACCTATCCATTGCGGAATCATATTCAGATACTAACCTGGTGGCAAACGTTGCAACAATCAATGCATCTATTGCATCCAATGCAGTATCTACTAATGCATATGTGAATTCTGTTGTAACTGCCAATGCCGTAAGCACAAATAGTGTTATCAGTACAGCCAATACAAATAATATTCTGTACACAAACTTTAACATCACTTCTAATGCCACTAATGCAAACGCATATACAAACAGCATCCTAAGTGCAAACGTTGCTACAATTAACGGATACATCACAGCAAACGCACAGAGTACAAACACATACGTTTATTCTCTGATGACTGCTAATGCGGCAAGTACAAACACATATACTAATTCATTGATAACAGCAAATGCGGCAAGTACAAATACATATGTGTACTCGTTGATGACTGCTAATGCGGCAAGCACCAATGCATATGTAAATTTTGTTGTAACTGCTAATGCGGTTTCTGCTAATGCAGTTATCAATTCTCAAATTAGCGCAAACGTTGCAACAATCAACGGATACATTACCGCAAATGCGGCAAGTACAAATACATATGTTTATTCATTGATGACCGCAAATGCAACAAGTGCAAATGCATACACAAATAGTGCATTAAGTGCAAACGTTGCAACAATCAATGGTTATATTACTGCTAACGCATCATCAACAAACACTTACACATATTCATTGATGACTGCTAATGCGGCATCTACCAATGCATATGTCGATGCTATCGTAACAGCAAACGCAGTTTCAGCCAATGCTGTAATCAATGCACAAATATCTGCTAACGTTGCAACAATTAATGGATACATTACTGCCAATGCGGCAAGTACAAATACTTATGTGTATTCGTTAATGACAGCAAATGCAACAAATGCTAATGCATACACAAATAGTGCATTGAGCGCCAATGTGGCTACAATAAATGGTTACATCACAACCAATGCGGCAAGTACTAATGCATATGTCAATGCTATTGTAACTGCTAATGCGACATCTACGAATACATACACATATTCATTGATGACTGCTAATGCGGCAAGTACTAATGCATATGTCAATTTTGTAGTGACAGCCAATGCGACTAGTGGAAATGCGTTTGCTAATTTAGCATTCTCATTAGCCAACAATGCAGTATCGACAATTGTAACTACTGCTCAGAATATTGCATCTCAAATTTTCTATACAAATACAACAGCATCAATTTCAAATACAACTGGTGCAATTACAGTTGCTGGTGGTGTAGGAATTGCAGGAAACGTATATGCAAACACAGTTTACACAAATGGTCTTGTAATTGGTTCTAGCAATACAGTTTATTCAACTGATGTATATGATTTGGATGATTTCTCAAATTATGCAGACGGAAGAACAAACGTATTTACACCAAGATACAATACTGTACAAGTAACAACAACTAGTGCATTTGATTGGGAAATTGAGGTTAATGGTGTAATGCAACCTGGGTTACAATATAACATATATAATACCTATGGTGCGTTATTTGGTAGTTACATTTTAGGTACATCTAGAGGATATACAGTTAATTACCAAGGAAATATACAATTTGCATCTCCACCACCCGTTGGAGCACAAATTTATGCAAGAAAAGTACCAAATTCAAGAATTGCAACCGAAAAACAATATCCAATCAAGGCATTGGATATTATGATGGGTTACTAAATAGATAAACGATAACATCCCAAAAATACTGGAGATAAAATGGCAAGAAAAGCGATATTAGACACATACTACTCGTTCAATGTAGTATCAAAAACGATTACTATTCCTCGTGCGATTCCGCAAGAAAGATTGGTTTTGATTACCGATGTGACAAACAACATCGTGATTTACAACTTTTCTGATCCGAACTTAAAATCAACTGCATATTCAATTGCAACATCAGCGGACGGTTCAAATACATCGACAACTGTTGTATTGAATTACAACACTTCTGCACTAGCAAATACAGATAAGTTGCAGATTGTTGTTGATGAATATGATGAAAAGTTTACTCCAGCAGAAACGATGTTGGATCCAATCAATAAACTTCGCACATCTACTCCACAAAGTTTAATTGATACTGACTATGAGTATTCAATTCAAACCACAAAGTGGGAACAGTTAGCAATGTTGAACAATAGACCATATGCATATTATGTGACTGCAACTGGTAACCTTGGTTTAACAGATGTTCAAGCAGTTTTAGGTTCAAGAATATACACAGCAAACGTAACAAGTGCACCTTTACCTGCTGTTGGTACTCCAGTTTATATTCAAGATACAATTTATGGTGGTGCAGACGGTTTGTATATTGTTAACTCAAACAATAACGTTGCAGGCGCAAACACATTCACATATGCAGGTAGATATTATTTCACAGGTGCAACTGGTTCTATTTTCAATACTGGTGTAACTCAAGGTTATTACGGTAACACATTTACTAATGCCGCTATTGCAATGACTTCTGCTTCCGTAACAGGTAACACAGTTACAGTTGTTACAGCGGCACCACACGGATTAACAGTAGGTAACGAAATCGCATTAACTGGTGCATCTACTGCAAACGGTTCTTGGTTAGTTTCAACAATTCAAAGCCCAAATACATTTAACTTTTACACAGATACATTTACACCAACATCAGGTGCAGTAACATTAACAAGTGCATCATTATATGTAAGACCACAAGGTTCAGCAGTACATCGTGCATTTGACGGTGGTGTTCGTTTCTCTACAAATGCATCAAGTCATAATCATCAATACATTCGTCAAACTCGTAGATATTTCCGTTACCAATCTGGTAAAGGTATTCAAATGTCTACTGGTACAACACTCAAATCACAATTTAACCTTGATGGTCTAATCTATACTTCTGCAAACAACCAAGTACAAGTTACAACAAAAGACCCACATAACATTTTTGCTACAATGGGTGTTGCAATTAACGGTGCAAACGAAACAGGCTACAATGGTATTTTTAACGTTCTTAATGTAATCGATCCTTATCGTTTTACATATACACCAAACACAGCACCAACAGCAACAGTTGCATCTGGTAACTATGTAGGTTCTGCATATTCTTGGTACAATGGTACAAATCGTATTGGTATCTTTGATTCACAAAATGGTTTGTTCTACGAATTTGATGGTCAAACACTATGGGCAGTAAGACGTAGTTCAACATATCAAATTTCTGGACAAGCAGTTGTTGTTCCTGGTTCTAATATTGTTAACTCATCAACATTGTATCCAACATCATTCAGTAAACAAGTAACTGCTGGTGATTTCATTGTCATCAAAGGTATGTCATATCGTGTAGTCAACATTATGTCTGACCAACAAATGATGATTAATCCAGCATATCGTGGTACAATTCAATCAAACAATGCAGTAATCAGTAAAACAGTTGATACTCGTATTACTCAAAACCAATTTAACATTGACCGATTAGACGGTACTGGTCCTTCAGGTTACAACATTGATTTGACAAAAATGCAAATGATGTATATTGATTACTCATGGTACGGTGCTGGTTTCATTCGTTTTGGTGTTCGTGGTCCTGATGGTAACGTAATTTACTGTCATAAAATTATTAACAATAACGTTAACTATCTTGCATATATGCGTTCAGGTAACTTACCTGGTCGCTATGAAACAAACACATTTAGTAAAACAACATATTTGTTAGGTGGTCAAAGTGGTCCAGGTACTGCATTGAACTCAACAGATACACTAATATATGCCGCAAATACATTTGGTTTCCCGAATAGCGGAACATTAGTGTTGAAAAATGCAAACACTGGTGGTCTTTCCTATGCAAACACAGAATTTGTAAACTACTCAGGTATTAGTGGTAACACATTTACTGGTTTGACAAGAGGTCAAGTTGGTAACACAACAGGTATTGTTGTTAACACAATTGCAGGTAATAACTTAATTCAGTTAACAACCGGACAAGTTACAACAGGTCTGCAAGTTGGACAATTAGTATTTGGTGGTGCTGGTGCCGCAAACGTTGCCGCAGGTTCTTATATTGCAGGTATTAACCAAGTTGGTTCCAACACAATCACATTGAATACTGGTGCTCTTGCAACAAATACAGGTGTTGTAATTTACGTTCAACCAATGGCAAATACTGGACAAACATTCTTGTATACTGCAACAGCACAAACATCTATTGAGTTACATGCTCCACAATTCTCACCAGAGATTAACCATTGGGGTACTTCTGCAATTATGGATGGTGGTTTCACAGTTGATAAATCATTCATCTTTACAAAAGGTATGACTTCTAACGTTATTGTTGCGGCTGGTGCATCACAAGCAGTTATGAGTTTCCGTATTTCACCTTCTGCATCAGGTGGTGTTCCTGGTGGTACATTAGGTGTTCGTGAAGTTATTAATCGTATGCAACAAATTCCATATGAAGCAGACGTATATGCAAACGGTGCGTTTTTGATTACTTGCTACTTGAATGCAAAAACATCAAACACAGCAGAAGTATGGCAAAACGTAGGTGGCTCAAGTCTATCACAATACATCTTCCACAATACGGGTACTACAGCAAACACAAACACTGGTGAACCAGTCTTTGGATTCTTCTTGAACATTAACCCTGGTGCTGGTAGTACAACACAACAAGACTTATCGCAATTACTTGCTCTTGGTCATAGTATCTTGGGTGGTGGTGCAACAACTGGTGGTAGTGGTATCTATCCTGATGGACCTGACGTATTAACATTTGTTGCACAGAATATTGATACTGCGGCTCGTTCAATTCAAGCCAGATATTCATGGAATGAAGCACAAGCATAATAGGAGATAATTATGCCAGCAGTTACCGATAGAACATCATTTAAAGAATATTGTCTTAGAAGACTTGGTTTTCCCACAATTAAAATTAACGTGGATGATGACCAAGTCGAAGACCGTATTGATGATGCTTTGCAATTTTACCAAGACTATCATTTTGATGGTGTACAAAAAGTTTATTACGTTAAACTTCTAACATCATCAATGTTAGGAACAAACACCGATGTTAACTTAGCATCACATTTTAGTCAAAACAATATGATTGTTGGTGCAACATCTGGTGCAGTAGCAACAGTAACAACATATGCATCCAATACACATTCTTTGAATATTTCTGTTACTGTTGGTGCAGGATATGCAGATTTTATTGTTGGTGAACCTTTAAATTACTATGATGCAAATGGTGTATCGCACAGTACAGGTGCATCAGTCACATGGTATCAATTAGGTGATATCGATGCAAGATACATCAATATGGATCCATCTGTAACTAGAGATGCTCAAGGTAATCCTATTGAAATTATTGGTGTCACTCGTATATTTCCAATTCAAGATTCTCAAGCATCAATCAACATGTTTGATTTGCGTTATCAATTGCGTTTGAATGAATTGTACGACTTCACATCAGCATCATACATCAACTATACATTGACGATGCAACACTTGCGTTCACTTGAAATTATGTTTACTGGTGAAGTACCTATTCGATTCGCAAGACATCAACGTAAGTTGTTTATTGATTGGGCATGGGGGTATTCTGAGGCTCCAGCGGGTCAACCTGTTGTTGTTGAATGTTATGCTGTTATTAATCCTGATGTGTACTATGCTGTCTGGAATGACCGCTGGTTGAAAGAATATGCTACTTGTTTAATTAAACGCCAATGGGGAGAGAATCTCAAGAAATTCGGAGGCATCACACTACCTGGTGGTGTTACATTAAACGGCAAAGACTTGTGGGATGAAGCAGACAAAGAGATTGAAATTCTCGAAACTCAGATGCAAGAAGACTACGAGTTGCCAGCAGAATGGTACATGAACTAACATGCCAACAAATCATTATTTTGATTTCTACAATAACAAATCAGAACAAAGATTAATAGAAGACCTGATGGTTGAGGCTATCAGGCAATATGGTTTTGACGGCTATTATATTCCAATGGATAATAGCGTTGCTCGTAATCTATTATTTGGTGATGATCCACTTAAAAAATTCACACAAGCATATCCGTTAGAATTTTATATGTCTAACTCAGAAGGCTATATTGGTGAACAAGAATTCTTTTCTAAGTTTGGTTTAGAAATTCACAACACAGTTTCTTTAATGATGTCTAAGCGTTCTTTTGAAGAATGGTTACCACAAGACGTTTATGCAAGACCAAAAGAAGGTGACTTGGTGTATATACCATTTAGTGGTGCATCGGGCAAAGGCGAATTAATGGAGATTAAATTTGTTCAAGGTAACAAAGATTTCTTTGTGCTTGGTAGAAAGTCACCATACTTTTACGAACTGCAATTAGAAAAATTCAAATACTCACAAGAAATTGTACAAACTGGAGTTGCAGATATCGATATTGTTTCTGAAGATGCATACACATTAGAGTTGAATATGGATATGAGATTGAAACAAACATTTACATCAAGCGTTTGGTCGTCAGCAGTTGCAAATGGAAATACATTAACAATCAATACTCAAAATTCTACATTGATTAATGACTTGACCACATTAAGTACAGGCGATTCGTTCAGTTTTGTATATGGTAGTAATACAGTATATTCAACATTCACATCATTAAGTCAACTTGGATTTAATTATACATTAGCCTTGAGTAATACTGTAAGTGGTTCACAAACAGTTACATCATTTAGCGCACCTGTTCCTGGTGGTTTTGGTGCATATGTTGTTGGTGAAACAGTCACACAAATCGCATCATCTGCAATTGTTAAGTCATGGACACCAACAACTGGATTACTTGAGGTCATAAATATTTCTGGAGAATTTGGTTCAACAACACCTATTGTTGGTTCAACAAGCGGTGCATCATATTACGTTAAAAATTATGATGAAATTTCTAATATTCAATATCGTGAAGTATACGATAACAAAATTATTCAGAATGAAGCAAACTCTGTTATCAATTTTGGTGAAGTCAATCCGTTTGGAAGCATTTAATGGCAACAATACAGTACAATGGCATAATTCGTAAACTTGTAATTGGGTTTGGTAATGTATTCAATCAAATCCAAATTGCAAGATACAATACAGATGGCTCAGAGAATGAAAGATTTCTTGTGCCTATTGCCTACGCTGGCAAAGAAAATTATGTTGCAAGATTACAAGGTGATCCAAACTTAGATAAAAAAGTTCAGATTACATTACCTGCTATGTCATTTGAAATAACTGGCATGAAGTACGATGCATCGAGAAAACAAAATACAAATCAAAAAAACTTTGCATATGCAAATGGTGGATTGACATCACAATACAATCCTGTTCCATATGATTTTGATTTTTCGTTGTTCATATATGTTCGTAATGTTGAAGATGGTACACAAATTATTGAAAGAATTTTACCATACTTCACGCCAGATTATACAATGAAGTTGAATTTAATTCCTGAGATGGGAGTAGTCAAAGAAGTACCAATTGTATTGAATAATGTTTCACACGAAACAACATACGAAGGTGACATGAGCACCAAGGTGCGTTCAATCATTTGGGAACTCAATTTCACAGCAAAAGCGTTTTTATATGGTCCTTATAATAACGCAACAAGTATTGTTAAAACTGTTATTACAAATATTCTAGAAGACAACTCTTTAGGTAATGCACAATTAACAGTTAAGGTTGGTTCTGGCACAACAAACTATATGCAAAATGAAATAGTGTATCAAGGTCCATCATTAGCACTATCATCATCGCAAGGCAGAGTTCGTAGTTGGAATAGTAACACAAATCAATTGATACTTACAAACACTAGTGGAAATTTCTTAATTAATTCACCAATTGTTGGCGCCGATTCAAATACAAACAGATTATTTTTATCTTATACTTATAATATAAATCAAACACCAACAAAATTAGATACTATCACTATAACTCCATATACTGCAAATGCCAATGTACAATCATTCACATATAATGTATCGATACAAGAAGCAAACAGCACAGTTATATCATCCAATAGTTCAACAATTTTAGGACCAAGACCGTTAGGATAAATATAAGTCATGAGTACATTTGATAAAAACATGGAAAAAATATTTGAGGTGACAACAGTTGAACCTGTTGAAACACCTAATCTGCCTATGGTCAAATCAACCATAGTGGATGAACCTGATTTAAAAACAGATTTGATTGATGCATATGACCAGACTAGAGATAATCTGCAAGAATTAATTGACCAAGGCAAAGATGCAATGGAAGAAATGTTACAGATTGCTAAAGCAGGTCAACACCCTCGTGCGTTTGAAGTTTATGGTACACTACTTAAAAACGTAGTTGATGCAAATAAAGAATTACTTGCAGTTCAAAAACAAATGCGTGAGATGGATGGAAAGAAAAAAGAAGATACTAGCACAAAGATAAATAATGCTATATTTGTTGGTAGTACATCAGAACTAAGCAAGTTAATCAAAGCAAAGAATGATTAAATTTAACCAATTCATAGCAGAAGAACGTCAAAAGAAAGACGAAAAAACACTACATGCATTTGACATGGACGAAGTGTTATTTCATCACGACCATTCTAAGTTGAAAATTCATGTTAAAGACAAACACGGCAAAACAATTCACTCATTGAATAATCAAGAATTCAATGACCACAAATTGCATCCAGACCATCACTATGATTTTAGCGAGTTTCGTTCTAGCAAAGTATTCAAACAGACTGCAAAACCAATTCACCACATGATTCGAAAATTGAAAAAGATTCATCATAATGGTGGTAAAGTAGAAATTGTCACAGCACGTTCAGACTTAGATGACAAAGACGCATTCTTAAATGGATTAAAAAAACATGGAATTCCAGCCGGTAAAGGTGAAGGTAAAGTTCATGTAAGACGTACAGGTAACGATAAAGAAGCAACAAGCACAGGTGATAGTAAGCGTAGAGAAATCAGTAAACAGATTCACCAACATGGATACACCAAAGTACATTTGTATGATGATTCGGAACACAATCTAAACCATTTTGCAAGTCTAAAACAAGACCACCCTCATGTAGAGTTACATGCACACCATGTTTTACATGACCCTGAAACAAATAAAGTTCACATCAAAACAAAAGTCTACAAATAATGGCAGTTGAAAAAGATAGTTATCGTGATAATCCGCTCTTAAAAAAAGTTGGTGTAGAAATTGAATACACCCAAGAGCAAGTCAATGAGTACATCAAATGTGCCAAAGACCCGGTGTATTTTACCAAATACATTAAGATTATTACATTGGATGAAGGTCTAACTCAATTTAATACATACGACTTTCAGAAAGACATGATTCGTACATTTCATGATAATCGTTTTACGATTGTCAAATGTCCTCGTCAAGTTGGTAAAACAACATCATCGATTGCCTATCTTCTTTGGGCTGTTCTATTCCAAGATTCACAAAATGTTGCTATCCTTGCTAACAGAGGACAGACTGCTCGTGACATTCTTGGTAAACTCCAACTTGCATACGAAAACTTACCAATCTGGTTACAGCAAGGTATTGTTGAATGGAACAAAGGTCGTATTGAATTAGAAAACGGTTCAGTCATCATTGCATCTTCTACATCTAGTTCAGCTGCACGTTCTGGTTCTTATAACATCGTGTTCTTAGATGAGTTTGCTTTCGTTCCATCTAATATCGCATACGACTTCTTTACTTCCGTTTATCCTGTTATTACTGCTGGTACCAAAACCAAGATTATTA